TAATCCGTATTTCAAACACGTTTTAGCATCCCACATCAAATCATGTTTTAATATTTCGTTTAATTTTCTGACTGGAACTTTTGTATATTCCTTATATACATTTACAATTGTATCCATCATCAAATCTAAATTTTGTTTTTCGTCTTGAAACTCTGAATATTTTCCCCAAAAGTTTGAAGATAATTGGTGTATTAACATATAAGAATGTTTTGAAATGTATCTTTTACTACCCACTACTGAAAGGAATGTTGCTGCACTTGCAGCAAAACCATCAACATAAGTATAAACTGGAACTTTACATCTCAGTATAGTATCCATAGATGAAATACCTGCGGTAATTGAACCACCTCCTGAATTTATATATAAATGAATATGGTAAGGTTCTACATCTAAAGTGTTCGCCATAGTAATACTCTTTACTTGTAATTCTCCTATCTTTTTATTTAACTCTACAGCACCTTCTCTATGTATACCAGAATAATAATAAATTTTATTTTCATGTACTCCAATATGTTTTTCTTCATTTGGTGGTTTCTGTATAGCTTTTTTAGGGGATATAGGTTTACCCTCACCCCAATATTTTTCTTCCATTATGTAATTACTCCTAATAATTCTATTAACATTGCCATTGCGTTTATTTCTTTATCTACTACATGGGTATCGGATGATTCATATCGTGCAATAATCAAAATACATTCTGCTATATGACCCTTCCCATAAGTATCTACTTCATCGTATAATAATCTGAAAAAATCTGCAAAGTCTGTAACCTTTGCATCTGCCAGTATTTGTCTTATTTCTGTAAATATTTCCTTTCTTGTTTTACTTTTAGTTTGTATTACTTTTAATAATTTTAATTTATAATCACTCAATATAATTTCTTGTGCATCCAATTTAAGTTCATTGTTTACAACTTGTCTTTGTGATGTATTTATAACTTTTCGTATATCAGGATATCCACCATTAATAATAGTTGCTATATCATCTACTTTAAAAGTTACATTCTCATTATTTAATATATTTGATAAATGTACTGCCACTTCTTTCTTTGATGGTGGAATAATCTGAAATGATTGACACCGTGATTGTATTGGGTCTATAATTCTCTCTACATAATTACAAGTTAGAATAAACCTACAATGTTTTGAGAATGTTTCCATTAGATTTCTAAGTGCCGCCTGTGCGTTTGGTGTAATGTAATCACACTCATCTAAAATAATAATCTTCATATCCTTAAATCCCATAGTGGATGCAAAGGTCTTCACTTTAGTTCTAACTGTATCTACATTATTCTCATCACTAGCATTAATATAAAGATAATCACACTCTATATTCTTTACAAGTAGTTTGGCGAGAGTGGTCTTACCTGTACCGGCTCTTCCGTATAGCAAAAGATGCGGTAAGTCTCCACTCTCCAAATAAATGGATACCTTACTTTTGAGATGTTCATTCCCAATGTAAGTTTCCATTGTTGAAGGCCGATATCTTTCTACCCATAACCCATGATCTTCACGTGTTATCATATTTTTTTCCAAATCCAAATTGGTTCTCCAAATAACCCTTCCTTGTCGGGTAATATATATTCTGGTTTTCTGTTAGTTTCTTCTGTTACTTTAGCAGTTCCAACTCCGATACAATTTGGTCTTTTTGCCATTTCATAACCAACACAACCTTTATATTCACTATCTTTAAAAGTATCTAAAAAGTCGTTCATCGGATCACAAATAGGTAGCCAACCTTTTGCCTTCCTACCTTTACTCGATGCATTTACATCACTTATATTCACTAATAAATATCCACCACTCTTAATACTTCTCCATAAATTATTCAACGTTTTCTGTAAAAACTCTGTATTCCAATCATCTATATCTTTATATCTAACCCAACTTTGTGTATCATCATAACTATATCTCTCTACATTAAAATATGGTGGTGAAGTGAATACCAAATCAAAATGATTATCATATTGTGAAAAATCAAACTCCTCTGCTGGTGAACAATGAAATTCTGACTTTCTCTCGTGTTCGAAAAATCCCAAGTGTTTCTCATAAAACTCTGATTGTTCTTTATATATGAGATGATTTTCTTTACGAGGGTCTATTCCCACATAATGTTTCCCATAATCACTCGCGTAAAATCCTGCCAACCTATCACCCCAACCCATAGAAAAATCAAGTATATTCTCTGCCTTAAACATATCATAAATTGATTTTGCTACATTTGGTTTGAATTGAGAACATATATACTTACGAAGTCCAATACAAGACCTTAATGTTCCCCTATCTACCTTCTCAACCTCAAGTGTAAATAATGAACCTAACAAAGTATACATAAACTTTGGATTCCCCCAAGTTCTAACTGGACCTGGAGAAATAGTTCCATCTACCGACCATCTATTATACTGTTGAAAATAATTACTGGCGTCATTTCCTCTATTTATCCTTCGTATAATTTTCTTAGTTAACGGCCATTTATATTCTGACCTTGCGTACCATTCAGATTCTTTTAAATAATCGGGCCATTGAATACCCTTTAACTTCATAAAATCTTTGTATGCATCTTTTATGGTCAACTCTTGAGTAGGTAACTCATAATCTTTCAAAATCTCTACGAGAGTTTCCTGAATATCTGGTCTATCAAAAGTTTCTTTTATGTAAGCCCACTCCTTTTTATCTATTTTAAGGTAAGGCTCCATATTTTTAAACTTATCAAAGTAATCTAAATACATTGATAACCTATATGGTTAATCTACACTTTGACTAGCAACTAAATTATAAATAGCCTCATAATTATCTACTTTAAAAGAGGCTCTTGCCAATCCTTTACTCGAAACTTCCATACTTGCACTTTCACATTCTTTATTAGCCTGTAAAACTTTTGAGAACAGTTCCGCGTTAAAGGATAATGGGCCGACATCACTAAAAGTATCAACCGTTACTGGTAAATTAACTCTATTAGTGTTAATAGCAGAATAGTTAATAACAAATTTACAACTATCCGTATTTTCATCTGTTAAAACTGTAAACGTTTCAGATTCTGCTAATGCATTTTTACCAGAAATAAATTTCGCTATAAACAAACTATCTATTTTCAACGATAATTCAAACTCTGGAACACTTTTCATTTGAGGAACATCAGGAATAACCGATAAATCACTCAACATATAATTTACAGATGCATATGAGTCTTCAAATTTAATTGAAACCACTTTATCTTGTGATTTAACTACTGTTAAATTAATATCATCATTTAAAACACCCAATAAACTAGCCAGTTGTTTCGTATCATAAATTCCCAACTGTACATCATCAAACTGAAAAGTATCTAAAGTAACCTTTCCAAGTAAAGATTTATCCAAAGTGATAAAATCAGTAGTTAAAACCTCATCATTCACTTTCCATACAACCGAATTAACACTATCTCCAAGCGAATATTTACTTATAAATCTATCTAAATAAGCTTTATTCATTTTCTATCTCCTATATTACATTTATTATTTTTGATATATACATATATATATCTATTTTATCTTCCAAAATCAAAAAAATCTTTCCAAAGTATATCTTTCATCAACGGGTAAACCATATCCCATCGCATCATAAAACATTTTAATCTTCTTTTTAAGTGCCTGATTATATAACTTATCAACATCAATATATTCTTTAATATATTGTAAAATTTCTGGTGGGTCTTCATTCCCCTTATATGCTAAAACTGCTAAACTAAGAGGATTTTGTTTTAAATAAACCCATTTAATCTTTTCTCCACCCATTATTTTAGGATATTTCTTCTTACCATAATACTCAATCATATCATTATATGCCAATGAAGCCTTTACATGAACTGGAGTTGCTTTCATATAATAAGTTGTTATAAGTTTACCACCTATATTTTTATCCATAACTTGAAAATTTCTGTCATCTATATTTTTAACAAATTTACCTAATCGTTTAACTCCTGTCGGTGAGGCTATATCATCATAATCCATAGCCTTCATACCTTTTTTAAACTTAAAAATTCGTTTATCAATTTGTTCTTTAGGTACATTTGCCAATAAATCTTCCAATACTTCTGATAATAAGGTCTTCATTCCTTTGGCAAAAGAACTTCTTACTGTATCTAATCCCTTAACTAGAGTTTTATTAACTTTCCTACCATCCTCATTGATAATTTTCATTCCATATCGTTTCTTGGTAATGAATAATGAACTCTTTGCAATAACCTCTTGTTTAATCTCAAAATAATGTTTATCTAAATTTAAAAATCTCTTGGCAAATAAATCATAACTCTGGTTCAAATACAATTGAATCTCATCTGCAATATTTAGAATATGTTGTGTCATAGTAGCTTCTGCGTTAGTATCAATTCCTTTATGTCTTGATTTAACCAACGGTGTGGCTGATGCAAAAATAGAATCTGTATCTATGTAAATCACATAATCTTCATCCGTTCCAAGTTCCTTATTATAATAATGATTTGTAATCTTCTTACTAAACTTAATAAGTTCTTGTCCTGTAAGAGTTGTTGCCTCGGCGTTATCAATATCATAAAACCTAAAAACAGGTAATCCCAATACACCATATAACGAGTTTAACAAAATCTTCTGTAGATATTGTCGTCTATTAAAATATTGAAACTTTTCCTCATTTCCGTCATCGTTAAATTGTTTTGCTAATTTTCTAAATTGAACTCTATCGTCAAACCACTTACCAAGAATTGCTGGAATTAATCCTACTTTATCCATCCGATACAAAATACCATTAGAACTAATTGATACAGTAGTTTTTCCAAAATACTCTTTTAATTCCGATTCTGTTAATTTTCCTTTATCTTTTCCACCTACCTCGATAGTATATGTTTTTTTATTATCCTTTTTAATAAATTCTTTAGAATCCCATCCCACAACTTTACCAATTTTTGTTTCTGGAGATATATTCAATGACCTAATAACACTTGGATACATAGATGTAATATCTAAATCATAAACCCACTCGTGTCTACCTTGTATTGGGTCTTGAACATACGCCCCAGCAAACTTATCTTCTCTCGCCCGTTTGTTCATCAAAGCTCTAGCGTTTTTGTTTTTATTTGGTACAACCACATCTATTTTCTTACAATAAACTAAAATTGCTCCTTCTAAATAACGAGAACTTGCGTAAATATCTTCATATGATACATGACCAATATGACATATACCTCGTGATATTTCAATATAATCTAATTTCTTATCTAACTCTACAACTATATGAACATCATTTAAGTTATATGCTACAAACCGTTTTCTATCATTCTCATATAACTCATTAAGTGTTCCCTCATAAGATACTTTTGTTATTCCTATCTCATCTTCA